GGTGAGGGGGGCGGTGACGGCGTCGTAGTATCTCCCCGATCCTTGTGGCCACTCCAGCACGCTTGCCCGTAGGCTGGCATTGCTGACCACCCAGCCGGGGGCGATGAGTTGGCGGAGTGCATCGTGGTAGGCGGCGAGGTAGCCTTCGACGCTTCCGGCGATGTCTTTGATTCCAAGCCCAAGCCCTGCCGAGCGGAGGAGGGCGATGTCGTTCAGTGTCCACTCCGCCTGCATGACGTGACCGCCACCGCCGAGCGTCGTGGTGCGTGTCCGTTGCGACGACATGCCCAAGGCGTTGACGATGCGGGTCGGCACGTCTGCGTCGTCTACTTGGTCTTTGAGCGTGACGCCACGAAGGACGGGCATAGTGTAGCCCGTGATTGACAGTGCCACGACGGCGTTAATGATGGAGGTGAGTTGTGATGCCACTATGACCGCCTTCGGTAGGGCTTGAGCAAGGCTTCGATATCCTTTGCCATGGCACTGCTGACAATAGCGGAACCGTCGGCGGATATGATGCTGTTACTCAGGTCAGGCGAGCCGTCCCGTTGTCGGTACATATTGGAGGCGAGGCGTAACGTTGCCTGCTGGATGTTCGCCGGTGCGGTCAACGAGTAGCCCCAGCGTCCCGTGATTGACACCGCACCAAAGGAGTTATCGGTGAATGTCCACGCATACGTTGAGCCTTGCTTAATCCGCACCGCCCACGCTGGGGTCGTGTTGAGTGGGAGCATGACGACCTGCGCCGTGGGAAGCGCAGTCCCGTCGCCGTTGGTAATCGACGTGATACTGATGAGGTCGTAGTCGGTGGCAAGCGTGACGTCGTCAATCAGGTCGCCAGCGTAGCCCGTGCCCAGATAGACGTCGGCGACCGTCGGCGTGAATTTGCGGGTGGTGTCTGCCGTCGCCTCGAATTTGCGGTTGGTGTAGCTTTCGATGGTGCTTTGGGCACGGTCGATACATAACCCCAGCAACGTGTCATCCGTTGAGGCAGTGACGCCCATATACGTCTTGAGCTGTGCGGTGGTTACATATGCCACGTTATACCACCCGCTTCTTCTTTGGGGCTTCGGCGGGTGCTTGGTCTTCCAGTGCCACGGCTGAGCCTTGGCTAATCAATACCGCAGCGGCTTCGTCGGTGGTTTCGTAGATATCGCCGGGCTCATAGACGACGTGCTCATTGCCGACGCTGTGCACAAGTCGATGAATCATTTGTACTTGCATAGAGGCATCCTTTGTAATGCGAGGCGACGCCGAAGCGCCGCCCCACTGCGTATTGCTTAGGTGTTCACGCCGATTGCGAAAGCTTCGGGTTGTGTGACGTCGCCACCGTAGCGCCATGAGGCGACGATGTACGTGATGCCTTTACGGACGTCACGCCAGCGGTCAATTTGCACGCCCGAGGTGCGTTCGCAGAAGGCGTAATAATTGAAGTTACCAAAGTACAACGGCTTGACGCCGGTGGCGCCAATGGCCGATGCGGATTCAGACAACGCCACACGCCAGCCCTCGGCGTAGCGGATGCCCGCTTCGATGGCGGTGATGCGGTTGTAGTTGGTGAGGTCGAGGGTGCGCATTGCGCCCCATGTCGAGTTCCGCATAATCCAGCCGGTCTGTCCGTTTTGCAAGTAGTTGCCATTGACGGCAGTGCTTACGGCGATGACTTGGGCGTTGGTGATTGCGCTGGCACCAAGATTGACGGTGTTGGTTACTCGGGTCACAAGTCCGTAGGGTTGACCTGAGCCGGTGCCGAGCACGATGTAGCTATTGGCGGAGACAGCCATGGCGCGGGCAATTTCGACTTGCATAAATTGCTCGAGGTTGCTGGACGAGTCGGCCAAGAGTTCGTCGGTGACGGCGAATTCGAGGGTGTCTTTGTACAGCTGAATGGTGCGGCTGTTGGCCAAGTTGGGCTCGGAGGCGGTGGCGGTCACCCCTTCGGCGACGATGCCAGCCGTGGCCTTCGTGCTTTGCGCAGGCATGATGTGCTTCCAAGATTCCGTGGTGACCCGAGTGAAAGCGAATTGACCAAGCAAGCTCATATCGTCACGCTTGGCGACGATTTCACGGTTGATGGTCGTGGGTACAGTGAAGCCGCCATCGTTGTTGGTGCCTTCGTTCAACGTCTTGGTAGCGTGGCTCTTGGCGTTGCTGAGGACGTCGAGGGCGCTGTTGTCGGCGTGGCCACGGAGATACGACTTGTAGGCGCGCTCGTAGTCACGTGAGGCAAAGGGATCGGTGTCATTGTCGAGGGCGATGCTTTTCACGGTTGGGGCGGGGGCTGCCAAGGTACCGCCGGCGACGGGCTCGCCTGCGATTTCGACCAAGGCTTGTTTGATTTCGTCTTTGAGTGACATTGTGGTAGTTCCTTTGGTTGATGATGCTGATTGGGTGTTATCGCTTGGGCTCAACGGCGCCGTCGCATTGCGCACGGCGTTGTTCTGAGTTGCCTTCACTTCGGTGAGTGTGCGGGGCTCTGCTGGCGTCGGGGTCAATGAGATTTCGCCGACCGTCCAACGCTTGAGCTCGCCACCTTTGCGGACGACTAAGTGACTCATGGAGCCGGTGCTTAAACCCAGCGCTCCCATGCGCACAAGCTTCATGACGTCATCGATGTAGCTGAGTCGCTTGTCTAACTCAATCTCGACGTCGATACCATCGTCGGTCGGTGTCCATGCTTTGACCGTCCCAATTTGCCCGCGGATTGACGACATGGCGTGGTCATAGAACACGGGCATACCGATAGGGCTTCGTGTGGTGCCGAGGTCGGTGTCTTTGGTAAAGCGGTCGCCGGTGAGGTCTTTGCCCCCGTAGACGATGCCACGACCACGCAGGACGTAGTCGCCCACCGCCTTGACCCCGCCTCCATAGGATTTGATAAAGTCGGTCATTGCTGCGCTCCGAGTAAACGACGGGCCAACGCTTTTACTTCGTCCCCTACTTTAATTGTCAGGGGGGTGTCAAGGGGAAGATTTGTCATAGCGACGGCTTCTTCGGTCTCCATGGTTTCTATCTCGGCTTCCATGGGCACGACGTCGCTCATCTCCATCGTTGGCTCCATTGTCTCCATCATCAGCTCGGCTTCGGGGATAATCCACAGCTTACACACAGCGTACTCTTCGATGATGCCTTCGACGATGGCACAGTTGCCGTCGGGTTGATAGAAGTAGCAGTGTTCACACGCCATACCTTGGGAAGCGAAGGGATTCTTTGCCGCCTCCATGTAGTGCGCACCGTTGGCGCCGATCCCTTTGTCGAACTTGCCCGCTTCGTGGGTGACTTCGATAAGCGAAGATACCATCATGCGTTGCCGAGTGTTGAACTCTGCGCTCATCTCAATCGCCTTGACGCTCTTCGCTTCGTCGTCTTCCATGTCATCGCCCAGTTCGGCCATGTATCCTTTGATGCTCTCGGCCATGCGTCGGGCATTGCGTATCAGTTTCATGTCGGCTTCGCTGTGACGGCGTGATGCTTTGGTTTCCATTGTGTTACTTTTCAAAAAGTCACCCATATCTGCATTGTTATACCCCATCATTCTTAACAATGTACGCAAAAAGTCGCCCATATTGTCATCAGAGATGTAATATTCGCCTTTATCGTCTTTTATATAAAATTGCGAATCTTCCGACTTAAACGTGACCTCTACATCACGCACTGATTTTATTTCCATTGCGGTCTCCTTCATAATCTGATTAGCCCAAGTCCGTCCTTCGTCGCCTCCCCAGCCTTGCCATGCTTGCCAGCCCTTACCCCGCTCGTCCCAGGTTGACCCTTGTTTGTCTACTTCGTGGCGGGCGAAGTAACTAACCATCCGCTGTATCGTGTCAAGTGAGACGGGGTCACGATTGGCGAGTTGCCTCGCCCGTGCCAAGCCCACCGCCGTCATGCCCCGCTGGCTTGGTGGCTTCTCGGCGCGGACTTCGAGGGCTTGGCGGGCATTGTCTGCCACGTCAGCAGGCGGTGTGTACGTCGCCATCAAAGCCCCTCCATCGTCTTGGTAAGAATGGTCTGCAACGTGCCGTCTTGCTTGACTCGGTCGGCGGCTTGCATCGCCGTCGTCCAGCGTCCTTGGTGAATCGGTGCCTGCTGGTCGCCCACGACGTAGGGCGCATAGCTTGCAGCCGAGGTCAGCACGGCGTTGTCTCCGTCGAGGTTGGTGCGGTAGGACTGTGATAAACTCTGACTTCCTCGTAACCCGTTGCCACGTCCTCGGACGTAGGGGAACGTAATATTCCCGTTGGCGATATTGGCCAACACGAAGCGCCGTTGCTTTGCGGACTTATAGACTTGCGTGCCACGCTTTGCGGCGGGTGGCTTATCCATCAGCAAGATACCGGCGACTTCCTGCGCATAGCCCAGCGTGACGGTGCGCATGGCGTCGAGAATCTGTGCGGTGCTGATGCGTCCGATGATTTCAAAGTCGGTAGGCATGGTCAATCCCTCACAAGTCTAAGCGCCGTCGCACAGCGACAATTTGGATGCGCCGGTGGCTCGTAGCCGTCCCAGCCTTCGGACTCTTTGCGATTATCCAAGGGGTAACAGATGGGACACTTCTTGACCATCTCGTCCCGCTCGGTTACCCAGATGCGCTCGTAGGTCAGCCCTTTTTCTTTGAGGTAGCCTTGGTAGATGATGCCTGCCTGCGTCTGCGCCCTGACGATTTCGGTGCGTGCGATCATCAACGCACGGGCAGGGTCTACCGCAGGATTGAGCAAGGCGGCGACGTCCTGCGCCGTCATGCCTTCGGTTTGGCGATATGAATCAATGACCTTCTTGATGCGCTCTGCGGTCGTGGTGTCAATGAGTCGGGTTTCGAGTGGCACGTAGTCTACAAGCCAATCCACCACCCGGTCATTCGTCGCATCGGTCGAGGTGACCCCAATGTCATTGCCAAGTTCGTCAATGCGTTGCTGGGCGGCCTTGGATAACTCACGGTTGAGTACCGGGGCGATGACGTCGGCGAGCGTTGGGTCTACGGGCTCATTGCGCATGATTTTGCGCACCCACGCACTGCCCCGCTTTTCAAACTCCGGAACGAGTTCGTTGTAAATCCGTCGTTCGTCTTTGGTCATGTCGTCGATTGCTTTGACTTCTTCGACGGCGTGCAGTGCATCATGCACCGTGATTCCGTCGTAGAGTCTTGCCATCACCGATTTGACTTCGTCGGCAGAGATAACGGCGCTATCGAAGTTACACTGTGGTGTCTTCCCTGCCTTGATGCGCCGTTCTAATTTTTTTGCAAGTAACACCCAGTCAACATTGCGAGTCGCCGTGTCGGGCTGTGGTGGTGCCTCTGCGCCCACGATGACGGGCGTCGGCTCCTGCGGTGTGGCTTCCTGTGGTAACTCCTCCGCAGGCGCTTCGACGGTCGGCGTTAAGAACATCTCATCCACACCGTCATAGCCGAGGATGCGCATCGCATTGGGTAGGTCAAGCCCCGCCTGCGTAAGCTTCAGCAATGAGTCGGCGCGGTCGGCTTCGTCGGCTTGCATGACGTCGAGCATCTCGGGATTGAAGCGTATCTCATAGCCGATGGGGCCAAGTAGCTGATTATTCATAATCTGCTCATAGAGTCCAAGCCGTGGCACGATGGTCTCTCGCCAAAAGCTTTGCCGGTCGCTGTCTGCCGTGGCGTAATTGGCGGCGCTGGCTTCGAGCATGGTACGCGGTACGCCTAGCGTCATGGCGATGGAGGTGATGACCCGCTCTTGAAGCTCGGGCAACATCATCGTGTTGATGTCGGGTGTCACCTTTTGGACTTTGAGTTCCAATGTTTTTACAAAGAGACTGCGGAAGGCGTTGGCCACGCTGTTGATCCGTGCCGAAAACTCACCACGGAAGCGTTGAAACTCTGCGTCATCCATCGCTTCGGGTAAGTTCATCACCATGACGGGTTGGGCGCCACCCTCGAAAAATGCCGAGGTAAACCGCTCGAGGTAGTGCCCAAGCTGGGCTGATTGCAGTGCTACCTGTGCCGGTGCGAGACCGGGCAAAATGTCGTCACGATACGACGGCTCACGAAAATACACGATGTCGTTAATCGTCCATGGTCCGTAGAGTCTGCCGAGTTGCGTCTGGGTAAACAAGGCGCCACTATACGGGTCTTCGAGGGTTGCCATGGTCGGCTCGAAGCCCACCGTCATCGTCGTAGGATTAAGTACCACGAAGCCGGTCATCGTGCGCCCTTTGATGACTTTGTACCAATAGGCGCCACCGGTGAGTAGCAGGGATCGCTCGGTGTCTTTGATAAGCTCGGCCGGCGATTGTCGCCAAGGCCACTCCACCGCCTCGCCTCTGCGGGTCAATGTGTAGGGCACGGTGCTGATTGCGTCGCACCGTAGATTCACGCCACGGTACAACATTGGAACGACTTCGTAGGCGTCCGAAGCCGTGGCGATGCGTCCACTGCGCTGCATACTTTGCATCCATCCGGGAAAATTGATTGTCACTCAGACCACCCCCATGTTAGTCAAGGCTTGCTCATCATCGCCACGG